GCGCCTTGCCGGTGGCCACCAGGGCGGCGACGCCGACCAGCGCCTTCATGGACTTCACCGCTTTCGAGATGCCGCTCTCGAACTCGCTCATGCCCTTTGCACCGTCGCGGCCGGCGGCCTTGGCCTTGCTGCTGACCTTGGCGAGCTCGCCCTGCAGCTGCCCGAGGCTCGCGCGGATCGCGGTGAGGTCGCCCGCGATTCGGATCTTCAGGGTCGGGTCAGCCATCGCTCAGTGCCTTTGCAACCGCCTTGTAGGCTTTGTTGTCGCCCGCTGCCCCGCGCATCAGGGTCAGTGTGTCCCGCTGATCGCGTCTCCGTGCCCGCGCTGCTGCGGCGCTGTAGGCCCGGAACTGCATCAGCGTGTAGCCGAGGATCTCGCTGTGGCGGTGGCCGTGACTGATCAGGAACTGGAGGGCGTCGGCCCAGGTGCCTGAGTCGTCATCCTTGCCACCGCTTGGGCGAAAAAATCGGCATTCACCTCGATGATCGCGCGCACCAGGGCGATGAACTCTCCGGGGCTGCCCTCGGAGATCCATGCCTGGTTCTTGTCCGTCGCCACCGCTGCGGCCTCGATCATGCTCTCGCCGTGATCGGCCACCAGGTCCACGATGGTCGAGACGTTGATCTCGAGCCCACCGCCCTCGCCGGGATTTCCCGAGGGGTCGGAAGAAATGGCCCCGGCGAGAGCAGCGAACATTGGACGGACCGCCCGCGTGAACTTCGGGAACTTCCCGATGTTCAGCGGCTTGACGACCAGCGTGAGCCCTCGATACGCCACCTCGATCGATGGCGGATCCACAACGCTTTCGTCGCTCATCAGGTCACCAATGCGACCTTGAAGTACTGGCTCACGCCAGCACCGCTCTTGGACGTGTCCTTGAGCAGCTTGCCGGTCACCTCGAGGGCGGCGAAGTCATCGCCGATCAGGCCGATGCTCTGTGCCGCGCCGAGCTTGCCGCGGTACACGGAGACGATCACCGACTTTCCCGAGCGCGCCTCGTTGAGGCCCTCGAACACGATCTCGTATTCCTTCGCGCTGTTGGTCAGCGCCTGCACGACGTTCGCCGCGGCAGCGGTGTAGTCGATGGTCAGGCCCTCGCCATCGGTCCAGTTGGTCGTGGTCGAAAGCACCCGGATGCCGCCGGCGGTGTTCTCGTAGTCGGCGTTCGCCACGAGCAGGATCTTGCCCATGCAGGTGAGCGTCGCCGTGCCGTCCGCAACGGTCGTGCCCGCAACGGTCGGGAAGGTCGGCGGCGCCGCGGCGGTCGTGCCCGCGATGGTGACCTTGTAGTAGTAGCCGTTCGGGGCTGCGGGGACCAGGTACTGACCGAGCGTCACCGCCGTGGTGTTGGCGCGCGTGCCCGCCACCAGTCCTGCGGTGGATTCGACCGTCCGCGCTGCGCTGGTCGGGACCTTCGAGAAGATCAGCGCGCCGCCCTTGTAGGCTGCGGTGAACAACTCGTTGACCACCGCCACGCCTGCGACCGCATCGACCGAGCCGTACAGGGCGCGGGCGAGGTTCTCCGGGGAGAGGTCGTGCGCCGTCATCGAGAGCTCCACGGCCGAGATCCGGCGCACCTCGTTGTAGGTGCCGCCGCCGGGCTGCGTGTAGTCCTTGAGTTCCTTCACGTCCTCCGTGACGGAGAAGGCCAGCGCCGAGCAGTTGCCCACCTCGAGGAGGCCGGCAGCAGCGCCCACCTCACGCAGGGAGATCTTGCCGCTTCCGAGATAGCTGTAGTCCATGGTGGTTCCTCAGTCGAGGCCGCGGTACGTGCGGCGATTGGTGAAGGCGATAGGGTAATACGCGAAGCCCGCATCGGTGAATGCGGCGCCAGGGCTCTGGATAATCTGCAGCGGCATCTCACCGTCGACGCCTGGGCGCCAGCCGAGCAGGGCGGTCAGCACGCCGTCGATGATCGGCGAGGCGTCCTGTCTCGCTCCGCCCTGGGTGCGGGTCGCGCCGGCGTTGCGCACGCTCACGACCGCGAGCCAGGACTTGTCGATGCTCTGGATCTTGCCCTGGCTGCCGTTCAGGCTCGGCACCGGGATGTAGCCGTTGTAAACCACGGCCACGCTCGGGACGATCTGCGAGGCTTCCTCGACCTGGGCGATCTCGCTGGCGGTGTAGACCTTTTTCACCAGCGCGCCGAGCTTCGCTTCGAGCCGCGCGACGATGGCTTCCTCGGTGGCCTCGAAGCTCATGTGCCCACCTTCAGGTGCGAGGCCATGGCCTCGAGCACGCTGCGGGACCATGCTGGGGGAAGATCCAGCGCGCCGTCCTTGCTGATCGGCATGAAGGGCCGCGCGGGGACGGTCACCTTTTTCGCCAGGACGAAGTGCTCGCCGGCCGTGGCCTTGAACACCTTGAACGCGAGGAAGGGGCCATTCTTGGGAATGATGGTGGCGCCGAACTGATGCACCGGCGCGTATTTCAGGTTGGTGCCGATCTCGACGCCTGCGTTGTCCGCGACGTAGAGGATCGATCGGCGCAGGCGGCCGGTGTCGAGCAGCGGTTTCCCGACGCGGGTTTTCAGCGGCAGCCAGGGCATGCCGTGCGGGGACATCGAGCCGCGGAAGCCGAGCTTGATGCGGTTGCTGATCACGCGCCCGACCGTCTCCCACACGGGTTTGACGTTCTGCGCGGCGCCGATCATCTGGTTGAGGCGCGCTTGAACTTGCTGCCCCAGCACCTCGATGGTGAGCGTGCTCATAGTTCACCGACGAACGCTGCGCCGAGGTCCTCGGTAAACACGCGGTCGTTGGCGCGCACCGCGATAGCGTCGGCGGCGGTGATGCTCACTCCGGCCAGAACCACCAGGCCGTCGCGGATGTCCTCGAGCAGCTTCAGCGCGAGCTTGCGCCGCTCGGTCACTTCCTTCGTCGGGGCTTCCTGGTAGAGCTCGTAGCGCACCAGGTCTGCGGCGATGGCCGTGATCAGTTTCGGCGTGGTGGCAAACGGCAGCGTGAAGCGCCCGCCGATGTAGCCGTCGATCAGGGCGTCGGTGTCTGCCGCGCAGACCGCGTAGGTGCGGTCCTCGGTGTCAGGCAGCAGCTCGGTGAGCTCTTTCGAGCCGAACCGCGCTGCGTAGGCTGCCTGGGTGCAATACATTTACTCGCCTGCGTCGGGCGCCTTGCCCTTCGCGCGCTTGGCCGGCTTCTCCGGCTCCTGCTCGGGGGCGAGCGTGACGATGCCGTGAGCCGTCAGCTGCTCGGCATCCTTGTCGCTCAGGTCGATGGTCTCGCCCGGCTGGCCGATGCCTGCATCGTGCCGAACGGTGAAACCTGCGTTGATCGTGACTTTCATGTAGACCCCTCGAGGAAGGGCGGAGGCTGTCCTCCGCCCTGCTCGTTACAGGACAGCCGTGACCAGGTAGCCGCCATCGGTGCCCGAGACGATCTCGCTCACCGACTCGCCGACCGTGATGCGAACCGCGCCGCGCAGGCCGAGCTTCGGCTCGTCCAGGCGGGTCGCCACGCGCTGCTGCCACTGAGCCGTATAGCCCCAGGTGTAGCCGCGCTGGTTGTTCGCCAGCGGGTTCAGGTGCAGCAGGGAGACGTTGTCGCCCCACACCTGGCCTGCCGTCATGGCCTGGCCCGGCTTCGCCGAGTTGTAGACCGCGCGGCTGTAGATGATCCGCTGCAGGCCGAACAGGCGGGCGATGGCGTCCTCGTTGGCGATGCCGGCGCCGCTGTCCGCACCCGTGCTCAGGCCGTTGATGGCCTTCACCAGGGCGGGATGGCGAACCATCACGTCGCGCACGTTGCCGCTGATCACCATCGTGTTCGGACGCATGAGCGGCGTATTCAGCCAGTCCATGATCTGCGTGATGATCGGCGAGGTCGGGTCGGACCACTTGTTCGCGCCGGCCAGCGCCTGCGTGCCCATGTAGTTCGCCGAGCTTGCGAGCACCGCAGCGACGCGGGCCTCGCGGTCGAGCTCGAGGATCTCGGTCGTGAGCTCCGTGGCGTTGCCGAGCGGGTCATAGCCCAGCGGCGCTGCGGCGATGTCGTCGTTGGGGACGACGTCGTCGAGGCCGTAGTCGTTGACCTTGCCGGCCACTTCGGTCGCGCCGAACTCGACTTCGTTCCGGGCGCCCTTGCGACCGACGAGCGTGTTCGGGATCGTGAAGCGATCCGGCTTGTTGTACAGCTGCCATTTGAAAGACTGGTTGCTGACCGGCACGCGCGGCATGACGGCGTCGGCGATGAACTCGCGATTCTTGTACGCGAGCGCAATGCCGGTGAGGCGCGTGTCGACGGTGTAGGGGCGGGTCTGAGACATGGTTCGTTCCTCTGTGAAGGGGGCAGCCGGGGATTAGCCCTGGACCGAGCCCGGCGCCAGCAGCACCGAACCGAGATCGCTCAGGACGCCCGAGACCATCGCAATGCCGATGATCCGGTTGTTGGTGCCCGCGGCGGGCGCGGCGGCAACGGCTCGGCCGCTGGCGTCGGTCGTGAGCAGCGCGCCGCGCGTGACCGCGCCGCCGTACTCGACGATGGTGATGCCCTCGAGGACGACGTCGACCTGCTCGCCGCTCGCGGCGCCAAGGTCCGAGACGCCGCACAGGAAGTCAGCGACGGCCGATGCCTGCAGCACCGCGGTGTCGGTGGCACCGGCTTTCACGATGCGCTTCGCGCTGATCGCGCCGCCGGCGATAAAGCCCTTGGCCATGGACTGGGTACGTACGGTCATGTTCGGTTCCTCGGGTTACTGGTCTTTGCCGGCGAGGACCGTGTCGACGGCCTCGGTGAAGCTCACGATCTGGCCTGCGGCCTTGCTCTTGTCGACGAACGCGCGAGCGCGCTGGACCAGCGCCTTGCTGTCAGGCTGCGTCTCATCGGATGCGCCGCCAGCGCGCTCGCTGAAATCGACCGCCTTCGGGCGCATGCGCAACTGTTCCATGAACAGCGCGCGGGCCGAGATCTGCTTGGCCTTGTCGCCCTCGCCGAACGAGAAGGTCTGCGCCTTGTCATCGAGCGCCGCGGCAAAGCTGGTCAGCGTGTCGAGCTCGGCCGGCAGCACCTTGCCCTCGCGCACGAGAGGCTCGATGCCGGCCTTGATCGTGGCCAGCTGCGCGGCCTGGTCGACCGCGGCCAGGCGGGTCTGCGCCTCCGAGAAATCGGCGGCGAGCTTCGCGTTGTCGGCGGTGAGCTTGTCGACGGACGCCTTCATCGCGTCGGCCTGGTCCGCTTTCGCCTGCAGGGCAGTGATCTGTTCCGGGGTCATGGAGCTTTCCTCTGTGAATGCGGGCAGCGTGCCGCCCTGGGTGTTCGGGTCCTCGACCTTCGCTTCCTCAGCGGCGAGCCGCTCGAGGTCCTGGATAGCGAACTTCGGCAGCGCCTGGTCGGCCTTCTCCTGGCCGAACTGGACCAGCAGGAAGTCGCGCAGGCCGCTGAACATGCGCGCGACGAGGCTGTCGCCTTCGCCGCCGGAAAACTCCACCACCTCGCCGTCATCGCTGAAGGCGACGTCGCGCAGGCCCTTCACCGCCGGCGGCTGGGCGCCGAGGAAGCCGACATGCCGGAGGTAGTACACGCCCGGCACCGGGTTGGCCTTCGCGTCCGGGGCGTAGAAGCTGGCCGAGCGTTTCTTGAAGCGGCCCGCCTGGACCATCTCGGCAAAGGCCGGATCGACTTCCTTCGGGTCCACCTGGAGCGCGCCGTCCGCGAACTCGAGCTTCCCGACCCAGCCGTAGGCGGGGTGGTTGTCCTTCGGGTGGCCCACGACGATGGGCGCCTCGTGCTTGGCCGGGTCATAGGCGGCCACGGTGGCGGCCAGGTCGGCTTCGCTGAAGGTCAGGGCGGCCCCACCTGCGGAGGTGTGGCTGCCGGGCTTGAAGATCTCGAATCGCTGCATGGTGGCCCGAACTTTGCCACGCACCTGCCCGGTCCGCAGGGTGGAACCGTGACCGAATCCCGCCCCTGGACTTGCTTTCGTTACTAACCCTGCTAGTATCTCTCCACGGTCACTTCGGCCGGGAACCTGGAGAGTCGATCATGAATCTCGATCAGAAAAACGCCGCCGCCTTCCGCCAGTTCGCCATGAACGTCGCGGCCTGGGCTTCGGATGCCGGCCCGTTCAAGGGCAAGGGTCCGATGGATCTCGCCGACGCTGCGCTGGCGCTGCTGCGCTCGCACCCGGAGTTCACCCCGGACGAAATCAAGCACGCCCAGCACGCCATGGACTGCTACCCCGGCTACTCGCCCTATTGGGACAGCCGCGCGGGGCAGGAGGATCTCGCGGTGATCGTCACGCTGAACATCCAGCCTTCGGGCGGGGTGCGCCTGTGAGCTACAACGGCCCGCTCTACGTGCTGGTCTGCGCGCGGGCGCACG